ACGTATTCTGGGGCTCACTGGCACGTTGTCCTCTTGGACAGCTAAATTACTCAAGGATGAGCTTTCATTGCCTGTAGTGGCAAAATATTCAATAGAGATGGCTGTGAAGGAAGGAATTCTTCCAGATTATGAAATCAATGTTGTAAAGGTTCCTCTTGATGACAGGGTGATGAATGACTATAATGGAAAGAGGACTACAGAGAAGAAGAAGTTTGCTAATTACAAATGGGTGATAGATAAGTTGGAAAGAGAGGAGAAACCTGCATTTCATATGAAATTAAAAATGATAGGAATACTTCAATCTTCCATAGCCAAGAGAGATGCTACTATAAGGCTTATTGAGAAATTCAAAGATGAACGCTTATTGGTGTTTTGTGGAAGAACGGAAATAGCTGATAGTTTGGGAATACCTTCCTATCATAGTAAGAGTAGTGAGAAGGATGTGTGGAATGATTTTATTGGAGGAATATCAAAACACTTAGCAGTAGTTAAGATTGGTAACGCTGGGGTGACTTATTTACCTCTTAACAAAGTGATAATCAATCATTTTAATAGCAACCCAGAAACCATGACACAAAGGGTAAACAGATGTATGAGCATGGAATATGACAATCCTGAGAAGAAAGCTTCTATTTGGATTGTGTGTTCTACAGAAAAGAAAGAAGTTGATTGGCTGGCGAATAGCCTTTCAATGTTCGATAGGAATAAAATTAAATATTTATAATTATGAAAGTAGAATTAATTAAACAGATTAAAGAGAATGGTGACGTGTATTACGCCACTTTTGTAGATGGTGTGCAAATGGCTGGAACTACCACTTATGCAGGCAATCTTATTGAAGAAAAGGAAGATGGTGTTGAAAGAGCAATGGATAAGCTTAAAACGATTGAAAATTATCTTAAAAGTAATGTAATTCCTTCGGAAAGGATAATGTTTTCTGAGGAAATTTGATTATCTTTATAATTAAAATGATGAGAGTAGTTATGTCAAGACCTGAAACATTTAATCCAGAAGATCCTATATATAAGGATAGAATTGAGTTTTCTAATGTGGAAGTAGTATCTCTTAATCCAATAAAAAAGGGGAAAGAGTGGCACTATCATGTAAGATGCAAAAATTGTGGGAAGGAATATTATAAAGCTAAGTGGACATTCGGAGTATATAGATGTCAATGTTATAAGACAATAAATGGTGCATACAATTATCAAGGATACAAAGGAATATCATCTGTATACTTTAAGAGTTGTAAATCTGGAGCAAAGTCAAGAAATCTTGAATTTAGCATCACTAAAGAAGATATATGGAATAAATGGATTGAACAAGATGGTAAGTGTGCTCTATCTGGATTGTCAATAAGGATTGAAAGAAATTATAAAAAATTGAAGACCATGACAGCCTCTCTAGACAGAATTGATTCCAGTAGAGGATACACACTTGATAATATTCAGTGGGTACATAAAGATTTAAACAAAATGAAAACAAACTATCCAAATGATTATTTCATAAAAATGTGTAAATATGTAGCAAATAATAATAAATAGAACCGATGTAATGAAAAAAGAAATTATGTTACCAGATGATATAACTATGCCGATTATAACAGCTCCAAGGGATCTTGTAATTGTGTCAATTCCGAAATGTGGTAAGAGTGCTATTCTTGGACATTTTACTACGACACATAATGCAATTGTGTTAGATCTTGAAAAGGGGGGATATGAATATATTCCTTCCAGAAAACTTAGCACTTATACTTCTCAAGAGGATGACAGGTGGGATAGTTATCAGAATTATATTTCCTATCGTAAACTCTTACTTGATAATAAAGGTAAATATGACTATCTAATCATAGATGGTCTTACTGATTTGGATGATTTGTCTGAACTTGGTGCTACCCTTATGTATATGAATAGTATCATAGGAAAAAAATTCAATCGTAAGAATGGTGTACCTGACGGAGAAAAACTTGAATACAATGATCCTGAATGGAAATCTGTTCTTACTCTTCCTGATGGTGCAGGATATCAGTATACGAGAAGGTGGTTCTTACAGCAGGTAGAGTTCTTTAGGCAAATAAGTCCTTATAGAATATATGCTGGTCATATTGCTGATAAGTACATCAAAGATGCTGGAGGTAAAGAAGAAGTGGTAGGCAGTGAGATAGCTCTGACAGGAAAACTTAAAACCATATTTGCTTCTAAGGTAACCGCTCTTGCTAAACTTGTAGCTGATGGCAATGAAAGATATCTGAATTTTGATGTAATTAATGACAGTATTGTTGCTGGAAGTAGGAATCCTCTATTAAAAGGTAGAATTCTTATATCAAAAGTAAATGATGATAATGAGATAGAAACTTATTGGGAAACAATTTATAGTTAATGTTCTGTATATATGTATTTTCAGATGAGGATTGGCTTCCTATATATGTAGGAAAGGCTAAGAATCTTGATTTAAGAGTAAAACAACACTTGAATAGAGATAGATTCAGATATGATACTTGGTTCTATAGGTGGTTAAATAAACAAATCAGAGAAGATAAACAGTTCTTCGTAGATATATTAGAAGAAGTAAATCAAGATAATTGGCAGGAGAAGGAAAGATATTGGATAAATCATATTAAGGAAAATGGGTTTAATCTGAAGAACATGACAGATGGTGGAGATGGAAATAACAATCAGATATTTTCAGAAGAATGTCAGAAGATAAAAAGTATTAAATTGAGAGGGGTTCCTCGTCCTAAAGATGTAAGAGAACGAATAAGTAAATCTCATAAGGGTAAGATAGTCTCTGAAGAAACTAAAAGAAAATTATCTGAGATTAATAAAGGAAAACCTTGTTTAGAAACAACTAAAATTAAATTTTCTAAGACAGTATTACAATATGATATGAATGAAAATCTTATACAATCATTTAAGTCTCTTACAGAAGCTGCTTTATCTATTGATTGTAGAAAATCATCATTAAGTAATGCGATTAAGAGAAATAAAATAGGAACATTTAAAGGTTTTATTTGGAGATATAAATGAATATTATAATTAAAAAAGTAAAGAATTATGGCAATTGGTGGAAAACAACGAGAAGAAAGAAACTTTGAACAGCCCAAGTATGTTGGCTTAGTAGAGGTGAGAGTAATTGGTATTAATCCTACGGCGGAAGAATTCGAGGCCTTGTTAGGCTGGGCTCCCAAAGAGGACAGTAAGCAATTGGAATATCTTGGCGAGAGCAAGGATGGAAACACCTATCTCCGCGTTGATGTTTGGATGGAGGAAGTCAAGAAAAGGAAGCGTGATGATGAAACTGAAGTGAATGAAAAGTTCAAGGTGAGCTTCTATCTGGAAGACAAGGAAAGGGAGAATAAGGACAATACGAGGAAGCAGTATATTAATACCGTGGGAGATTGTTCGTGGGCTTCCGATCCTGATGATCTTCCTGATTGGTTTAAGGAAAGAACTTATCGTGTTGCCTATAGTGGTGAAGAAGAGTTGTATAAATTCCTTCGCACTTGGTTAAACAAGCTCGATTATCGTAATGCTGAAACTGTACTTGAATTGGAATGGAAAAAGCTCATGCGAGGCAATGTGAGAGAACTCAGGGAACAGATTAACGGAGAATGGGCTGCCAACGTTGTTGTTCTTGCTACCGTAGAGACTGTTGAAAAGGAAAGTGGAGTAGGTGAGTATCAGAGGATATATAACAGTGCTTTCCTGTCTCCCTATAGCCTTAAGTTCTTCAGGGCAATTGATTATATGAATCCTGAAGTGCAAGCTGGTCTTCTTACAAAGAAGAGCACTAAACCTCATGAGAAGTTCGTGATGAAGGTGACGCATCCTGAATATGGATGCAAAGATTTTTATACACTGAGGGACATTGAATTGTATGACTCTGCAAAAAACATGGCTGCATCGACAAAAGTCATCGCTGAAGATGACGGTTCTTACTAATTAGTTGTTAATCAGAGCCCTCCCTTAAACAAGGAGGGCTCTTTTATTTTACTTATGATAAAGGGAGTTAAAAAGTCAGAGTTGACACCAGCTACTATTCTTCAGCGTATTAGTTCCTATGACATCTTCAGATATTACATGGGTCATAGGAGATGGGAATTGAATAAAGCCACTAACAGTCCTTTTCATGTAGACGATAATCCTAGCTTCCTTATAGGTAATAAGAATGGGTATCTTTATTACATAGACTTTGCTGATACTGACAAGAGAGGAGATTGCTTTGACTTCGTTAAAGACTTGTTCTATCTTTCTTCTTTACATGATGCATTGTTGATGGTGGATAGGGACTTTGGACTTGGCATTGTATCAGACCACAATCTGGGAGAATACAAAAAAATAAAGGCTGAATACAAACAGCCCGAGGAATTGCTGGGAAAGAGGTATTCCTATATACAGGTAGTGACAAGGAAGTTCACAAGAGAGGAACTGGACTACTGGAATGATTATCATCAGGACATTGAGGATTTAAGAAGAGAAAACATTTATTCCATAGCCAAGGTATATCTGAACAGGAAGCTGTTCTCAATAAAGGAAACTGAAATGAGGTTTGGATACTATTATGACGGTCATTGGAAAATCTATCGTCCTTACGGGGATAAGAAGACCAAGTGGGTTCCTAATAATGTTCCTATCACCACATTGGAGGGAATAGGCAACCTAGATAAGGAAAAACCTTGCTTTATCAACAAGTCGAAGAAGGATCATATGATAATAAGGAAGATCTACCCTTATTCTTGTGCAGTGCAGAATGAAGGCATTGCTTGTTTCTCCGAAGAGAACGTAACTACTCTCAGAGAGCACTCAAGCAGTCAAATACTTTCATTTGACAGTGATATTACAGGAGTAGCTAACTCTCAGCAGATAACTCAGCTGTTTGGATTTGGCTATTGCAATGTACCAAGGCAGTATCTGTCTGAAGGAATAAAGGACTGGGCAGATTTATGTCGTTTATATGGTTTGGAAGTGATAATTAATTATCTAAAAGAAAAAGGAATATTATGAATATGAACAGACATGTCTGGGAAGGATGGACTCCTCAGAATTTTGTGGATGAACTTTCTCCAACTTTTGATATGATACAGAGAGGAGAAAGTTGGAGAAAACCTTTTAAGGATGAGAAAGAAGTGAACTACCCATGAGCTAAAGACTCATGGGCTTCGTGGGCTGCG